TCCGTTTGATCTTGGAGATGCGTTCTTGCTTGCACTATACTATTACAAAATGGGATCAGGAACTCTTGCTGGAGTCGGATGAACGTTTCAACCTTAGTGTATTCTCCAACTTGTCCTTTACCTTTGATCCAAATCTAGGCAACTTGCGTTCTCTCTTGGTTTGCTTTGGCTTGCTAAAGTCTGCTACAAATGCCTTGTGATCCCCTACTGTGACAATAGGGGTAATGCCTTTCATCAGTGCAATATACAATATGACGTTAGGATCAGTGTTTGCCCTTAGCATATTCATGCAAACCTCGTCAGGCAGGTGCATTGGAAAAGTACATATCTCATAAATGTGATTTTGTTGCAATTCATCCAACTGTTCGTTACGAACCATAGGATATTCAGGTGCGGGAGTATGTGCTGCAAGCATATACTTTCTATAATAGCTTATAATAAATAAAGTATATGGTTTTGTACCTAAAAATGGACCAGAACGTTTGGGCTCAGCGAGACTTTACTGACTCTGCCACATATGACTTGTCAGGAACAGTATATGATGACAACAGACTGACTACGCCAAGAGACATATCAGGATTTACAGGTACATTCAGAATTATAGACAACAGAGGAGAACTTATATTTTCCAATCAGCAAAACCTCACACTAAATTCAAACGGAACATTCTTTGTAAGGTTTGGAGAAGGGCTAGCTCCTGTTGTGACAGGAACATATGTAGCTAGGCTAAGATTAGAAGTATCAGGTACCAGATTAACCTGCGTAGGTGTCAACGGTTCTGATCAAATATACTTTGAACACGATTAATTACTTCACTTTATACAAAAACAACTACAAAATGCTACATGGCAGACATTTTTACAGTAAATAAGACCGTTTCTGGTTCAAAAACACCTGTTTTACCTAAAAATACGTCAATTAACGAGAAATATGAGGGTTCTATCAGAGTTATTGAAGCATTTAATCACAAAAGTGAGGTAAATGAGTCAGATTATCAAGATGAACTGTCTCCAGACAGACCATTTATCGAAACTATCAACGCAATTAACCAAGATCCTAGATTAAACTTGTCAAACGAGACATATATTCAAATGATACTCGGAAAAGGACTAAAAATAACTGCAAAAAAGGAATCTGTAGCAGATATGGTCAACGAATGGCTTGAATCAATTAATTGGGATGAACAATTAGAAGATGCACTGTATTCTTATCTCGGATGTGGCAATATGTTCTTTGAACATGATCCTAGCTACTCAGAATGGGTGGAAGTTCCTGTTACAACCATACAAAGCATAGTCAGAGACAAGAAAGGTAATGTAAAATACTATTTACAGCACGTCAATGATCAGGACATCAAATTAAGACCAAATGAGATATGTCATTTGAAATTAACCAACGTTGCAAGAGAGCCATTTGGCAGAGGATTGCACCATTCAGTATTATCAACTTACACTAATCCAGATACAGGAGAGACATTTGATTCTCCATTGATACAGATGAAAAAGATGGAGGATGCCATGCCAAAGATATTTGAAGGCCATGCTGATCCTACAGTAATGTTCCACTTTGCAGATGCAGGAGAGCAGTTTATCAAGACTCAGGCAGATGCACTAAAGAAGATGAGACATGGATCAAAGATAGTTACAGACAAGGAGTTTGATGTCAAGATTATAGAGTCAGCAGGTAACAGTAAGTTTGAGGGTTACATTGATCACATACAAAGGGACCTGCTAGAGCCAGGATCTAAATTCCCACTACAATTCTTCAACGCAGGATTTACTGCAAGAGCAGCATCAGAAAGTACAGATTCCGTACTTACAAGAAAGGTCAAAAGAATACAGTCAAGACTTGCAAACCAAATCAAGATGAAAATCGTAATTCCTTATCTTCAAAAACATGGCAAGAACGTAAAAGCAAAGGACATACAGTTGTTCTTTGAGACACCTCAGAAACAAGAGGCAACCATAGCAGATGTCACTACCTCATTTAGAGACAACCTGATCAAAAGATCAGAGGCAAGAAAGTGGTTCATTGGCAACACCAGCATAAACATAAACGAGGATGACATGGAAGATGAGCCACCTATAACGTCAGTAACTCCAACTAATCAGTTGCAAGACACAAGAGACGAACCTGAAAACACTTCCGTTAAAGACAATGACACTAATGAAAAACTGTTGGAAATGGTAAACCTTAGAGAAGAACTAGACAGGGCAGAAAAGAGAAAGAACACTGAGGAAATATTGAGCTTTATACGAGGTTTGAAAAATGATTAGGATTTACACAGATAAACAAACAGACAACCTTGTAGAATCAGTAGATCTAGGCAGAGTGTCATTAGGAGAAACTACCAAATACACAATGTATATGAAAAACACTGACACTCAATGGTCTGTTCACAACATCAAAGTAGAAAATGCAAACCCTGAATTAAGATTCGAGATACCTGACACCTTAAAACCAAACGAGGTACAAGAGGTATTTGTTTATTGGACTCCTAAACTAGACAGCAGAGAGCCATTGTTAACAAAGTTTGAATTTTCAGGCGACGTATTCATAGGATAATGCCTTATTCGTATCTGAGTTTCTCAGATGACTATATCTTAGATGTCACTCCTAAAGTTGACAAGCCAGGAAAGAAACTAATATCTTTTCCAGAAACTCAGCACATACAAGGAACTATACAGCTACGAGGAACTACAAGACTTCCTGTAGATTCCGAACAGATAGTCGTAAGGGCAAGTGCATATGAGAGTACGTCACAAGCAGTATCTTATAAAGGCGTAGTCAATAGTATGCATACTATAGATACTGTTACAGGTTCAGGATCAAGAAATGTAAGATCAAATGCAACATTCATAGGTTCAAAATCAAAGAACATATCTGAATCAGTTACAATCAAAGGAAAGAAAGATTATGTTGTACTGATTAACAAAATACAAAAAGTCTTGGAACTAGAAGAACCATTTGGACCTTATGATGATTTTGATGATTGTGTTAGAGACCAAATATCAAAAGGCAAAGATGCAAATGCAGCAAGAAGCATATGCGGAGCATTACAAAGAGACTTGAAAGAGGATTATGATGAATATGATTGGGGAGACAAAGTAGAGGAAGCCAAGTATCAGGGCAGAACAGTAAAACTAAACAAGCCATTTAGAACATCAGGCGGACCTAAAAAGTTTGCAGTATATGTAATGAATAAACAAGGCAATGTCGTCATTGTCAGATTCGGAGATCCTAATATGTCAATCAAACGAGATGATCCAGAAAGACGTAAATCATTTAGGGCTAGACACAACTGCTCACAGAAAAAAGACAGAACAACGCCTGGCTATTGGTCATGCAAGTTCTGGTCAAGTAAAAGAGTAGGAGACTTGGCATGACCAGACCACATTTAGAATTTTTAGCAGAACTCAACAACCAATCATTTTTACAAAATGAAGAATGGTTTGCTGAAGATTTACGAGTATATTACAGACCAAAAGAATGTGTAATGAGTATTGGTACTGATGGGAATAAAACAGTACAAATGACATTTGATTCAGGTTCTACATGGGTAGACTTTTCAACATCAAGAAAATTGGATTTTAGGGAGCAAGTACACTTAGTTATCACTGATGGGGATTTTATAAATTTTAGATCTACAGACGGTAGTGGTATTACTGTTCAACATATGCACATATACTTTAAGGAGTTCTAAATACTTCTCTATATCACTTATGGAAGAATATTAGCATGGCAGAACGAATAGCAGGTATTGCATTGATGCCTAGACAGTCAAGAAACGGTGTATTTTATGACACAGAAGAACTAAAGAAATTTGACGGTAAACAAGTTCCATTAAGAGTAGAGCATGACAAGGACACTCACATAGGTCAGGTAACATTTACCTTTGATGAGGAGAAAAGTCAGGTAAAATATGAAGCAACAGTATTTGACTCTGAATGGCAAAGAAGATTAGAGAACGAACAGTATCAGGTATCAATAGGAGCATCAGTATTGGAGCAACGAGAACTATGTGATGCTGTAAAAGCCAAATGCCTAAACGCACCTGTACTAGACGAAATATTAGAATTATCAATAGTAAGAACGCCTGGAATACCAGAATCAACATTAAGCGTAATTGAATCACACAACGCACAGTATATCAAAGTATTAAATGAAACAGAAGAAATACCTTCATCATTTGGAGGGTTCCTTGATCCTATAAGATTAAAACAAGAATTATCAGACAGTATGAAACAAAGAAATCCTAACCTTGAACAAGATGAGTTAGACAGAAAATCAACTGAATTACTGGCAGCATTAGAGGTACAATTTATGAGACTTGTTGCACCTCCTCCACAAGTACAACCAGCAGCACAGATTCCGCCTCAAGAGCCAATGGGCGACGATATGGATAAACCTGTAGATATGGATGATATTACTTCCAATAAAGACAAAGACAAGAAAACATACATGACAACAGCCGAACATTCTGAAAAGAACGTAGAGGAAAAAGTCAAAGTAACCATTGAAACAGATGGCGAAGTAGAAGTAGGTAAAGCAGAAGCAAAAACTGAAGTAGCACCTGAAACTGAAGCACCAGCTAAAGAAGAAGTTGCTAAAGAAGATGTTTCTGACAAAGTTGCCGAAAGAATTGAAAAATCCAATTCTGAAACCCTTAAAGCAGTTATTGAAACTGTTAAAGAGAATTGGAATCCAAAATCTGAAGTAGCAGAATCAACTGACTCAGGTTATGTTGAAGAAGCATTTACTGAAGAACAAGGACAAGCCTTCATGGATAAACTCTTTGAGACAGGCTATAACAAATTAGTCCTTGAAAAAGAAGGATGGATTGAAACACACTCTATCCAGAAACAATCTGGAAACGGAGAGGTTCAAGAAGCAGTTTCAACATCAGGAACTATTCCAGGTGTTAGACAATCTGCAAACATCTCAATTCAAATCGGATCTAAAACTGCAATTCCTATCAGACAGTATGGTCAATTCCAAGCTGTTCCAACAGGACAAAATACTGCAAGATTCTACAGAATCACAGTACCAGATGCAGGAGCAATTACCGAAAGCCCAACTACCGACATCACAGCAGTTACTCACACCCTTACAGCAGTAGATGTTACTTGTAACATCAGAGGCTGGAGACAAGTAGTTGAAAAAGCAAATCTTGAGGACTATCCTGCAAGTTTCCTTAACGCAATTAGAGAAACTGCAAGACTAGAAGCAATCAGAGATGAGCACAAACTAATTCTCCAAGACTTGGCTGCAACAGATCATGACTTTGGTGGCGTTACTACAGCTCCTTACCACATTGGTGGTTCTGACGGTGCTGCAACAAGCAACCCAACAGAAGAAGATGCAGATGGGGAATTTGACGAAGATGGTCTTACTTTCAGTAAGAGATACCTAGAAGAATTAGGACAAGATACCTCTCCAGGTAACTTGATTGCTTTCATCAGCCCAAGAGCTTTTGAATCACTAATTTCTTCAACTTCATTATCCGAATATACCCAAATCGGAAATGCAGGTATTACCAGACTCGGACAAATGGAGAGACTCTATGGTATTGACATAGTTGTAACCAACGAACTTCTTTCAGCAAACAATGCAGACAGAAACTTAGTTTGTGTCAAAGGCAAATCATTTGCACTTGCATCACAAAGAAAGATGGAAATTGAGTTCCAAAAGAACGTCGCAGGACAATACTGGGATATTGTTTGGACTCACAGAATTGGTGTAGACATCCTCGATCCAAATACATACATCATAGTTTCTACTGTAAACGCATAGAACTATACTTTTATTTTTTTTTACTTCTATTTATTCTAACTTCATACATTTTTGTATGGATGTCGAAGCTCGCATATTCGAGAAGCTAGACAAGATAGAGGACAGGCTTAACGACTTGTGTGTAAGAATAACTTCTATGGAGAACGAGTACAATTCTCACATATCAGACATGGAAAAGAAACAGGCAAACAAACTAAGACGTAGAGATTACATACTTGCAATCATGGCAGTAGGTCTTACAGTTATTGAAGTTTGCAGAACTTTAGGCGTAATCTGACAATAATGGTTATATAGTATCAGATAAAGCAGTTGGTATGGCAGGAAATCTAAGATATTATGGTCTTGGTGCATATACAGGCTTAGTAGCCTTATGGACAGGAATGGGTCAAATCCCATTAGATCAAAATACAGCTATCGCTTTGCTTGCACCTGTAGCAATCTTAATTGGTGCAGACTATGCAAAGCACAAAAATGACAACTCAGAATAGGGGTTAAATACCTTATTTCTTATTTTTTTATATGATCAACTTCCATACCAATGACATCAACAAAGGATTTGTAAAAAGCACAGTATGGAATACGTTGGCACATCTCAAAGTCTATAACATAGGCAGATGGCTACAGAAATGGGACATACATATTTGGGATTTGAAAGACACCAATCCTCAGTTCTTTGAACACATAAACACAACATCAGGCCAGAAGATCAATCCAGATATGCCAAGCGGTGTAACAGGTAAATTCAGAATTGACCTTTATCTTCATGACTCTCGCAACCCATTCAAACTAAGAGAGAACAGTGACAGAATACAGCATGAGATATGCCATGCATTACTGATCGGAACTCCTCATTTCGTATCTGGAGTACATGACAATGTAAACAACAGATTCACAGTAAACTATTGGTATTGGGATAGATTTAAGTACACTAAATTCACATTATCTATAATTGACATCAGACAATATCTTTAAAGTAGGAGTAGGGATAAACTACTTTGACGATACTGAAGGACTAATAAAAATTCTAACAAATGATACAGTATATGACTATATAACCAAATTCTATGTAATTGATGGAATTTATGCTGGAAGAAAAGACAAACAGGAATCAGATTCAAAGTATCTCAAGGACCTACAGAACATCTATTCCAAGATGCATATCGTTGACATGAATAACAAGACTCAGATTGAGAAAAGAAACAAGTATTGGGAATTGGCAAAAAAGGACA